TCATCTTTGGTGGATATAGACATATGGACCCAGAGATATTAAGACTAAGAAAAAAACAAATTGTGTGCAGAAGCTGGAATCCATGAATTCAATATTCATGCGTTAAGGCACTCACATGCTTCAAATTTGATTGAGGCAGGTGTAAATATGTACAAGATATCGAAACGTCTAGGACACTCTTCTATACGTACTACAATGGATATCTATGGACACTTGATTGACACTGAAGAAGATGAGGTTTTGAATGCAATTTCAAATTTTTAAGTCATAAATAAGTCATAGCTTTATACAAAAACAGAAATTCCCCTTTATTTAAAGGGGAATTATTTTAGTTTGTAAATTTTTCGTAGAAAGATAATGCGTTTATAACATTAATTTGTGCTTTAAATATAGGTGTAGAATTCATGAGAATAAATAATATTTAATGGAATTCATTCCTTTTAAGATGTAATCAAGATATAAACGATATCTTAATTTTTGAAAAGTTTCCCAAAGTTAAGTCCATCGGTATTTAATCCAAAAAGTCATAAGAAAAGCATTGTTTATGCTTGCATATATGCTAGCCTTATGCTATAATATACATGTAAGGAGGAAAGGTATGAATAAGAAATTTAAAAAATCCAAAATCGATTGGACGTCTCTAATCATACAATCAATCTTGGACTTAGCAGTTGGGTTAATCTTATTGATTATCGAGAAGCTTACATAGCTTCTCCCCTAACTCATTATAACTTATTCATCGTATATTATGCTAGTAAAATTAGGAATATTTTTTATCGCAATTGGAATTGCAAAATTCATTTATGCAATGTATTTAAAACACAAAGGAGAATAACATGAGACCCCAAGACAAGTACAACAAAGAAAAAATGACAATTATTTCTGCTAGATTCAAAAATGATTTTGCTGAAGAATTTAAACAAGCTTGCAAAGCTTTAGGAGTATCTCAAGCGGATGTTATTAGAGACGCAATGAATCAAACAATTGAGAAAGCCAACGCATTGGATGGACTAGATATGTTTAGTATCGATAAAATGAATCAAGACGAAGCTTATTTTAGCCGATTCATCCAGGAATTAAAAGATTATGATGATTTTGGAAAATTCAAAGGATATTTTGGAAAAGCTTCAGATGTTGAAGATAGAATCTGTGAATTAAATACATGTGAAATATATACTGAAGTTAATGGATCATACGAATGTACAAGTAATGATAAAGAAATTCATGATGAATTCGGTTCTGATGACAATCACAAAATCAACGGATATATTACCATCGAAGTTGGATATGGAAAACACGTTAAAATGTATGGCGAGTACTTCTGCGAAGACTGGGATGAAGCTAATGAAGTTTATCAGAATTGTTCGTTTGAAAATTACTACGGAATTGATTTAGATTAATGCATAAAAAAAGAAGGGCCACAATAAAATCGGCCCTTTTTTGCGTTATTTGAATAATTTAAAAATCTTTTCGACGATTTTCAACAACAATTCAATCAATTTGTTGATTCCAGATACATTAATTGTGTCATTTTTGACAGAATCTGAACTATTTTCATCGTTTTTATCGTTTTTTGAGTCATCTTTTCCGGTATTTGAACCATTTTCATCCTTTTTAGGATCGTCTTTTTTAGGCTCGTCACTCTTTGGATCAGACTTGTAGAAGTCAATATCATGATAGATTACATCTTTGTCAAATGGATTCGAAGTGTATTGATGTATAACTGCAATATCTGAATTGTCTGAATTGACATTACCATCATCCTGATTCCATGCTGCAATCCACAAAGGATAGTCTGTATCTACATATTGTCCGATCCATGATCTAGATGTATAAACACCAGTGTAATAACCTTGTGATTTGAAATAATCACAGAATACTTTGCAGACCATCGAACAATGTTCTTTTGTCAGCAATCCGTTTTGTTCCTTCCATCCTGGTTCTCCAGGCTTTGTGCTGGAGTCTTCCATATCCATCCAAACACCAAGTTGGATATTTCTACTTTTAATTAATTTATGTGTATACTTGGCTTGCTCAAGCGCAGTCTCTTCATCGCCGCAATAATCGTAACAATATACACCATAAGGAATTTTCAATTCTTCACATTTATTTGCAAAATACTCAAATTTCTTGTCTTCAGTTGTCCACCAATTTGAGCGCAAAATCACAAAGTCATACTGCGACAAATCTATGTCCGAACTGTTATGTTCTGATAAGTCGATTCCGTATCCTTTTACATTTTTAATGTAATCTGTTTTAGACGGGTTGGATGACTCTGGTGTAGAAGGTTTCGTTTCTTCCTTCTTTTCTTCTTCTGGTACAGTGAATGTAGCCCACATCTTACTCTTATCTTCGGTTGCGGACACTGCCACAAATACCTTTCTATCACTATCTTTATAAACTACATAACGATGGCCATTGCCAACGTACTTCCAATAATATCTGATTTTATCTCCGCTGTTGTATATTTTGCATACATTGCCAGTTGGCGAGTCGTAACGCGCTCTAATGCCATCTACAGTGAACGTAGCTACACCATCTTCTTGTACAAGTTCAATTGTATCACTTGGATTAGCATCATCTTCTATTGCACTGAAAGTGGCCCACGTGTCTTTTCCTTGAACTTCGCTTCCTGAGATTGCCATGAGTTGAGTCTTGTCTTTATTAACCACCCATCTATGGCCATTAGCTACGACTTTGTAGTAGTATTCAAACTGATACCCTTTATTTACTCGTTTCAATACATTTCCTGTTGGACTACCTTCACGAATTGCAACTGAATCAACAGTTAAAGTAGCAATAGCGTGTTCTGCAACTAAATTGGCTGCATTAAACACTGTAATTCCTGAACCGCTTGTAGGATTACTATAGCCTTTGTAATGCAACACCCCACATGATCCATTGTAAGTCAATGTTTGAATATTTGCAGGAGACAAGTTAGTTCCTTGATTCATCCCTAGAAACTGTCCTGTTCCGTTACCATTGTCTTTAATCAACATCGCTACATGGCCATAATAGATTCCTTTGTACCAACCATAAACTGAATCCCAAATAAACCAATCTCCAGGGTGGCCAATTTGTTCGAAATTAAAATAATCAACATATCCAAGTAAATCTCTTCGATACCAAATTTCGCGTGCTCCTCCAGAACCTCCAATCGCTCTTCCAGGGTTTGGATATCCAGCTTTCTTTAAAAACTCTTTGAAAAGAGTTACACACTGATTGTAGTATCCGCCTAGTCCAGATGATTTGCCTAACCATTCTTTTTTAAAGTCATCTTTTGTGAAGTAGTTCATAATTAAATCTCTTCCTGATTGATTTTCTTGTCAGCTACTTCTAATCCTTTGATTAGAATTTTTGGAACGTCATATCCCGCTTCAACAAAGTTCTCAATAATTGATCTTGCTTCATTGACGGTCAAGGAAGCTAAGACGAACCATCCTAATAGAGTTGTTAGTGTTAGATCAACTCCGATTGTTTTGCCGATTTCGATAAACCAAGCCGAAATTGCAAAAGCGAATACAATCATTAACCAGTATCCTAGCTTTTTCAGAACTCCGGTCCATCCTTTACTACTATTGGTTTTATGATTGATATTTGACTTCATCCAACCTGTAATCCAGTCGATTACGTTTAATAATAAAAAAATGGCGAACAAGAACCAGTGTTCACCAAAGATAAGTGTTAGTAATGCGATAATTGCACCACATACATTGTTGTAGTAACTTGTAAAAACTTTCATTTATTTTCTCCTATGTCATATATAAAAAAGGCTAGATATTCTAGCCTTGTTAATAATTTTCACCAGTTATTTCTTTATACTGATCAGCAGTAATGATTCCTTTTTCACAAAATTTTCTTACCTGCTTATCTGTATATAGTTTTAAATCATAAAATCTTTTAATTTTTTCAAACATAGACTAAGCCTCGCTTTCTTCTAGAAGTGTATCTGTCATTAGTGCTGTATACATGACCTGCGCTTCAATTTTATCCTGCGCCGTTGCTTGTTGTTCTGGATCAACAACTTTAGGTTTATCTTCTTCTGCAACCTCAATCACTTTTCCTGCTACATATTTGTAGTTATATCTTCCATGTTCATCAACTAATCCTTTTTCTAGATATAGACCTTGAGCATGAGCGTATTTATCGCCTTTCCCTTTGTCAATCTCTGTCATAGTTGACATTTCTTCTTCTGATAAGAAGATTTCTGAATTAATAGATGTAATGTTATTTTCTGAATCTTTATTAATATATACTTTTACCATGTCTATTACTCCTATTCATTGTCATAAATTTCTGCGTCTAGATTGATTCCTCCACCTACATTAATTACATAACTAATAGTCGACACGCCATGTTGCTTTAATTTAGTAAGCAATGCGCTTGAAGGTGTTAATACTATCTCTTTGTAACTGTCTATGCTTGCATTAGTAATATCTGAGCGTTCTACATTGATAGCGCTTGCGTTTGCTCCTGTATAAATCCAACCTTCTAAAGTTATATTACTTGAATCTACGGATGGTTTGGAAATTCTCATTGAATTAACCTCCGGAATATTAATGTAAATTTTACTGTCTGAAAAAAAACCACTTCTAGCTCCGGTAATTGGTTGAAAATACCACATACATTTTTGATATTCTTCACTATAAATTGGATGAACAAAAGCAGTAGCATGCTTACCTTGTTCCAATTTAGCCCATTTAAGGGTTATGCTAGTTCCTTGGCTTAAAAAGATCGTAAACGCTTTTGTACTAGCGCTTGTATGCACAACATTTAATCCTTGTTTCAATACAACTTGTGAATTATCATCTGCCACCATTGTTACCGTTCCACTTACTGATGTTACGTAGCATGATAATGTAGAATCACCTTCCGTCGCATTTTCTAAATATTGTAGAAAAGTTCCGGTATCTGTGTATTTATCATTTTTAATTGTTATTCCACCATTTGCATTTGGCGTAACCGTTACATTCCAAATCTTCCATCTGTCTACAGAATAACCCATCTTTTCATAGCTTGTAGCACCTCTTTGATTAATTTTAAAATCCGAATTAATCAATAAATTCGGATTACTGAATTTATTTCCTAAATAATTTGCTAATTGCGATAATAAACCTTTTTTCAATCCTGTGCCATTATGCACAGGCAATAAGCTTGTATCGGTAAAACTAGGCAATGCGTCTAATTCATTTACTTGCTTTCCTGCCATTCTCTATTCCTCCTTGACTTTATATTTCCAATCCGTACCGACTTCTCCACTTGCTACTTCATAAGACCAATCGGCTAGGATTGTATTTCCTTTTTCATCTACTAAATCTTGAGCGCTTGTTGCGCTCAAATTTGTAGTAAAGTGATTATTCATCACCATTTGATTTAATGCATTATGCGATGTGGTTACAGACTTTATTCTATCGACAAGCCACTGAATAGAAGCTTTGTCTTTGAATAGGAAAACCATATACTAACCCCACATTGTGTTTAAATCGTTTGTGCTAATTGCAGTTAATCCTGAACTCTTAACATATCCTGATAAATCAATATCTGTATTACCAATCTTTTCAAACGTTTTGGATTCTGTAAGCCAAATATACTCATCATAAATATCTTGAGTTCCATGTGAATGTGCAATTAAATAGATAACGCCATTTGAGCCTGCAGCAGGTAATGAACTCACCTTTTCGTACTTAATAGATGTGATGTTTCCTACTGCCGAATTAATCAACGATTGTACTTGTGATTGCGTTTGATATCCTTTTCCTGCAATCGTTGAATTAACCTGTGTAGCGTTCTGAAAGCCACTGTCATTTGTTAATTGCGATACCTTTGTTGGCACTGTGACATCAACAGATTTAGCACTTGGTGTTAATGCAGTTCCATTAACCTTTACAGACTCAATCACATTCGCTTGAGCGCCACTTGCGATACCACTTAATTTACTTTTTTCTGCGTTCGTATAGTCATTTGCCGATAAGCCTTTACCACTTACCACATCAACTTTTCCACCTAATGCCGATTTAATTTTGCTAATCAAAAGCGTTAGTCCACTTTTATCTAAATATTCAATAGCCATTCTTTTACCTCCTATAGACTATTCCATAATTCATCTAGTTCGGTTGTTGATACAGATGTTACAGAACCTTCTGCCATAGCACCAATATCTTCCGGAGTATATACCGGTCTTGTTTCTGCTTTCGCCCATAAAGGAACTGTAGGGTCTATTTCTTCAACCTCTCCAATGATTTCATTCCCATTTAATTTAGGTTTGTTTCTGAGCTTCTCATAATCCGTTGTTCCTACATATTCTTCATTTAAACTGAGTTGAATATGATCTGATTCGTCTTTAACATCGATTTCTATATTGTTTACCAGAATCATGTGATAACTTCCTTATTTAATACACTATATACATTAACTGTTTTTATTGGTGAAGCCATCGCTATGCCGTCATATGTAATCATTCTTAATTGGACATTGCAATTTCCGTTTTTAAAACTTAATGTTTCTTCCTGTGTTAAAAGAACTGAAATAACATTGTTTTCGATTTTTAAATCTGACATGCTTTTTTTCAATAAATATCCATTTTGCTCAAATACCACATAGATATGTTCCATATCTGCTAAATCAATATAATTGACCGTGATTTGAATTGTAGGTGTTGTTCCTTGTCTCATGATTTCACCATGTATGCCCAATCGGCTAATACATTATCACCATTTTCATCGACGACATAATTATCGAAGTCAACCATTAAATTTGTACTAAAGTTATTGTTAAGCAGCATTTCAATCATACTTTGAATCATGTTGAACATTTTTTCATCAGCCTCACGAATTGAAGAACCTAAGCTTTTTTTCTTGTTCCCTTCAAAATCGATTCTTGCATCAATCAATTCTGCATCTGCGGTTGTTGAGCCCTCGCCTAAATTTGTAAATGAATCCATACGTTCATTGACAACTTTTTGATTTGAATCAATTAAAACTTTCAACGATCTTTGAGTTTTTAGTAAATTGAAAATTTGTGTCCGTACCGAATCACCTGCAGTATCATACTTAACTCCATTGTATCCGACACGAATATCAATTAATTCATTTAAATTAGTTTGACTGTTTGTCAAATTGTCAATTCGAGCCATAATTACGTTAAGTTTCGATTCGACATATTGGTCAACTAGCTGTTGCCAACTTAATTCACTAGGTCCAATTTGTGAGTTTCCATTTGGCGCACGTTGCACAACGAAGCACACCTCATTTGTCACGAATTTTTTTTCGCCTCTAATTAAATGAACAGCAAGTTCAATTGGCCCACTTTCAAATAAAGGCTTTGAAGGAATATAAAAGCCTTCATCATCCATTGGCAACATTTCTTCATAAACTTTATTCTTATAAATGTAACGAATGTGAATTTGAGTTGTATAGAATTCATAATTATCTGTACCATCAATCGATAAATTTACTGGCACATGTGCAGAACCCTCTGATGATTCAAGGCTTTTAATAACAATTAGTTTTAAATCTCTTCTCATCAATTCCATATAACCACTTCCTTTCTTTTACACATAATCAATACCTACTACTAATCCATTGACAAGTGTTAATCTTAGCTTTTTTTCTTCGACTTCTCCACCGCTACCATCTGCATAACATTTAGGTCTGAAATATCCTAATGGCGCGGTTCCGATTGCCAGTAAATTAAATGGTCCGCCATTTGCACCACCACTTCTACCTTGGTTTTGGCCGAAGTACTGACCATTGTAGTACATGGCTACGTGGCCTTTACCACCTCCCATGTTGGAACCCCAAACTGCAATATCTCCGTTCTGTGGAGTAGATACAACATTACATGAATTCAACATTCCGTTAGAAGCGCGCTGAGTCCAAATATCTTGAGCACCGCCTGTGGCCGTACAATTCGCATATGAGTATCCTAACCACTTCATGTAAAACGCGTAACCGTCCCAACATTGGGCACCGAAAGCACCATCTACATTGTGACTTGTGCCATTATAAGTATCAACGAATACAGAAAAAGGTTGAGCCATCTTACTCAACCCCTACTACAATTCCGGCTTCAACTGTAATTGATTTTGTTACAGTGTAAGTACCAGTGAGCCCTTTTTTACCGTCCAAAGTTATGATGCTAGCACTGTCTGAAATAGATATAGTTGAGTTTTTGGTCTGCATTCTAACATAGTTTTTGGTCACAGAAAAACTATGTTCACCGCTTGAAAGTAAAATTGTGCCATCATCGCTAACCGAAACGCTGGTGTCGCCACTGATCAGTGTCACACTATGCGATAGATACTCGCCATCATGTTTAAAAGAACGAAATGCAATCCTTTCAGGCAATACAGTACCATCTGAATCAACACACTTTATATCAGACCAGACGGAACCTTGTGTAACTCCCTCAGCACGTGGCTGCATATTGATTTCTGCGCCAACATTTATGTCTTTAACAGTATTAAGAACACCTTTAAATGTCCCATCATTCATTACAAGCTCACCGGTATCCATATTCAAATAAAAGCTGCCACTCTTATCGGAAAGAATGCCTGTAATAATCGCATTCGCAATCAACCCTTTTGGGCCAAATGCATTACCCCATTCCCAATCCGTTCCATCTTCGGTTCTTGTATCAGAGAACTCTAAACCGCTAGTTCCATAGCATGTTGCTCCATACGTTGGACTATCCGGATCTAAATCTTCCATCTTCATGGCTCTGTAATCCATCTTCTTTGCGATATTTCTTTGAGCGTAAAGCGAAGCTTGAGTCGCATCAATGATTCCTTTTATCTTTTCCGCAATCAAACTAGATGTTTTCTTATCAATCACCTTTTGTGCTGCCTGAATAACACTGTCCGCGTTTTCAAAATACTTCGTTTCATAATCACCTAAAGTCATACTATCGTATTTTTTTAGGATACAATCATAATCACATTCAATTAATCTTGCCTTGGTTTCGATATTCAACTTTCTGTGTTTAATATGAGCTGTATCACCAAAACCAATTGAAACAAGATTCTTAATATCTTTGTAAGCATCCAGTCTTGCCAAATCTACAATATCAACCTTATACGTGATATTAGGAACATCACAATTGGTCTCAGCAAAATAATCGGCTGCTCTTTTTCGCAACACTTTATATAATTCTTCCAATGTGTCGCAGACTGTAATTCCATTCGATGCATCATCTTCCTGTGCATCTTCTTTTAGCTTTACGTCATCAAACTGGATGAAGCTCCAATATACATCTGGATAATTATTGATATAAGGAGAATCAATACACTCCTCATTTGGCAATACATATCCATTGTAGGCTTGCGGATATATTCTTGTGATTAAATTTTCTGTGTTTACGACTTCCTGGACGCTTTTCAAATTGTATCCAAACTCACACCTAGCGCCTTTATCTGAACCAATTCTTTTGTTGATTTTGATTGTATAATCGTCATAAACGATTTCTCCACCCCACCGATTCAAAAATGTATTGTCTGCATTCCCATTAATGGCCTGCAAACGATTCATTTTATTAAAATAACACGTAGAAATATCTGTGATATCCGAAATTCCTTTAAAAGACGTTCCACTCAAAATCGTATTTAACGCATCCTGGCCATTCATATTCACACATCGAGTATCCCACAAAGGCGGTGTTGTCTTGACCATGTAAAAAAGCGGATACGCTGTTACCTGAACATCATAATCCGCTTTGTCTACATGACGAATAATAAACAATTGGTCTTTATTAAATAATGTTGGAACTTTTAAAACAGCTCCATCAACGATATTTTCTGAAATATCATCAATAGGATGTACTAACTTAACATACCATTCCCCGTTTAATACAACGTGCATAACGCAGCTAGATGGATGTAGAACATAATCACCATTCTTTTCATACTTCTTATTAAAAGGCTTATACAATTGGATCATAGTTCACACCTCCAGTTTGGAATCACTTCACACTTGAAATTATCACTAACTGTAATTGAATTTGAACCTTCCATTAAATATAAAGATTCAAAATCTCCACTGACCTGGACATTCTGCAAATCACCATTTTCTCGATAGGCTACGCATCTATCGGTATCAATATAAATTGTTCCTGATGTATTAACTGCCATTTTATTTCCATTAACGTTAAGAACGCATTGCCCTTCGCCACTAATAATATAAGTAGGATGAGATAGTGAATAAGGATTTGTCTGCACCATTCCAGAACTATATCTATCTTGGCCAATGAACAAATATCCGTATGGATCACAGGTAAACGTGGCCACAAAAGCATTAATTTCTTTTGTGCTTTCTCTTGAGATATCACCAAATTCAACTTTTTTGATTTTATAAAAGATTTCTGAATCATCCATCATCATAAGAGTCTTAGATTTACGAATCATTCTTTTATAATCTCTAAAAGTTTTATTCAGGTATTCTCTTTTTTCTTTGAAATTAAAATTGATATTAAATGTAATATCGTCATAAGTGCCTAAATCTTCGAAATACTTACCATCTCTTCCAGGAATATCATATTCTTTGTAGTTGCGCTTAGGAGTCACTATATCAGGCCTTCTGACCGGATATAGCTTCTCACGAACGCAAGATACATTATCTAAATAAATATCAAATGAACTCATTCTACGCCTCACCTCTCATATAAGCATTAGATACGCTTCTAGATCCAATAACTCTTTCCATAGATGAAGCAATATCACGACCATCCAATGTTGTAGTGTTGTATACAACGAACGTTGGATCATACCGATAATTCGTATTATCAGTAAACGAAGGATCCATTCCAATATCCATGATATCCTGTAAATCTTTGATTTGGCTTTCTACTCTGCTTTTGTTTCTGTCAATTCCTGTAGCTAATAAATCCATGAAGTCAGGCATCCATTCATCCGCATCGGCCAAAGGACCTTCATCTGGAACAGAGAAATGTAGATTTTTCTTAATAAAGTTTGTGACTCCACTAATCTTTCCTTTTACCCATCCAGTAAAACCTTTCCAGATGCCACTCGCAAAGTTTGACATCATGTCCATTCCCCATTGCAGGAATTGACCAGGTAATGATTTTATCTCATTCGCAATATTTCTAACCAAATTGACTGCTGCATTCTTTCCTTTTGACGAAAAATCCTTTGCCCAATTGACAATTGCAGACAACATATTGCTGATCCAATTTTGGAAGCTATTTAAACCATTCGCAAAATTCTCACCAAGATTTTGGAAAAAATCATTGATTTTCTGTTTTACATTATTAAAACCATCCGTCCACGATTTTTTAAAACCTTCCCATAACTCAGATACCTTATTGCAAACGGACTCCCATGTTTCTGTCAAGAAGTTAAGGACCTCATCCCAGTTCTGAATGACATATATAATTGCCATGATAGCTGCAATGATCGCTACAATTATCGCAATCACCGGAGCTGCAGCGGTAACCAAAGCTCCAACTCCACCTGCCGACCATCCACATGCTGTGCCAACCGCCAGTATCAAAGGAGCAATTGTAGTTAAAACCGCAATAATTCCAATAAAGACCGCAATCAATTGTTGAGCTGGTTCAGGAAGTTCACTAAATATCTGAATAATTGTAGTCAATGCTTTTGTAAATTCAGTAAACACTGGCATTACTGCCTTTGAAAAATCAGCCATAGCCTCATTGTAATCATCTTGAGCCTTGTTTGATTCAACTAACGCCTTGTTATTTTCATTCCATGCATCTGCTGATTTCATTAAACCTTGATTGGCCATTTCATCCAACACTAACTGTGCACGTTCTGAATTATCTGAACATTGTTCTAATTTTTCATTGAATTCATCTTCGGATGTTCCAGCCCAATTCAACATATCCGCAAAATTACCGGTAACTGTACCTGTCTTGATTGTCTCGTTGATTGACTCAGCCAAGCCGTCGATTGGAATCGAATCACCATACCGGGCCCAGGCGCCAATTGCACCCTTAGTGATTTGCGTTAACTGACTTTGCTCCAAACCAATTGCCTGCAAGTTAGCTGTAGTTGTAGCTGCAGATTGAGTATCACCTAAAACTCCAATAAGTTGCTTATAGGTCTGTTTTGTTTCGCCCGTAGTGTAATTTAAATGAGAAGAAGATACTTCTAAAGAACCCATGATTTTTAAATACTCTTTAGATTCTTCTACTGCTCCTTTGATATTTTCAACCATTCCAGATGCAAAATCAGATACTTGCTGAGCAGCCTCTTGCATATTAAAGCTATCTTTAAGTTGTTGAACATCTGTCTTAGTCTTTTTTAACTTTTCACCAGTTTGTTCTGAACTATCTCCTACTTTTTCGACTTGAGTCGATGCATCACTTGCACTTTTTGCCAAATCATCTAATTTAGAATCATTGTCTGAAATTTCAGACGATAATTTATTGGCATAAGCAGTTGTCTCATTAAATGCAGTCTTCAATTTAGAAATCGTTGATTCCGTATTCGCATAAGCTTTTTCTGCTTTCTGAACTTGACTTGAATTCTCACCATATTCATTTGTCAATTGTTGAATTTCTTTGGCCTGTGCCTCAAGATAATCCGTTTGTTTTTTTATCTGATCCGATAAAAGCTTCATTTTATCTGACTGCTCATCATATTGTTTCTTCAAAACCTTATTTTTCGCAGTCAATGACTCCATGCTGTCAGCTTGAGCATCAAATTCACTAGATACAGCTTTTAATTCAGAACCATACTCTTTTAAATTCTGATTAATTTTAGAAATGGATTGATTAAATTCAGATTCACCTTTAATCGAAATCTTTGGACCAATATCATATCCAGCCATATCATCACCTCAAATCTACATTAATATATTCTGGCTCTATATATTCGTCGGCATATCCATCAAGAATGACTGAAGCATCCGTTAGATCCGCTAAATAGCCTAACGGCATTACCAAAAACTCATTGGATGGAATACCAATCTTATAGGCTTTTACCATTAAGTATTTGCTTGAATCACCTTGAAGCTTTTTTTCTTCTTTTTTTTTGAAGATTTTAAAGGCTTAGCCTGGATTTTTCTTTCTTTTGATTTGGAAATACATTTCTTGATTTTTGCAACAATTGCCTTCAATTCTTCTGGATCAGAAGGAATCAAGTACCCAATTGTATCTTTTGGAATCGGCTCCAATAATCCATCCTCGCCAATTGGTGCTCTATCATACTTTTGTCGCATGATATTCATAAATGCACATCCTGAATCAATCATTAGATAAAGCATGCTAATCATCATGTTTGCAGCTTCCGCTACATCCTGACCTTCTTCAATCTTTTTAGCAGCTTGCGCAAAGTTGCCCATTTGTGAAACACAAGCTAAAGAAAAAGACATTGGATATCTATATTCTCCAATGTCTATAAATTGAATATTCATGTCCATAAGGCACCTTATGCAACAATGTTTGCCTTTTGTTTCAAGTACGCAACTGCTTTTGCTTCATCAGGCAAATCTGCGTAGCATTGCCATGCATGATCACCTGCTGCATCACGCATTACGGATCCTGTGATTTCAGGCAACTGCCAATCGACTGTATCTTCTTTAGTCTTCGCAGAACCACCTGGAATATTAAATTTAACACGATTAAACCAAATTGCACGATAGAATTCTTCATTGTTATTTTGATGCAGTTCAATAAGCCCACATCCAACTTCAATTGACTTCGTATTATCATCAAATACATATTCAGTCACAGATTCCCCACCAACTGTAATTTTATTTTCTTTAATACTCAATAAAAGTTTAGATGTAGCAGGCATCAATTCACCAGTGGTAATGGTCAAAGTTCCTTCTTTGAACTCTCCACCTTCCGATTCTGCAATTTCATTGTCTAAATATAAATTATTATTGTCAGTAGTCGTAATATCAAGACTATACTCACTCATCTTTTCAGGGATGTTACCTTCTGAATAAGTAGTAGTACCGTCTGAATGACTATATTTCGCAATAATTAATTTTGATAAACCTTTTTTTGCCATTATTTGTTCATCTCCTTTTTGAATAATTCATTCATTTTACTGTCCATTGTTTCAATACTCTTTTTTCTATATTTTCGAACTGCACGACCTACAAAATCATTTTTAGGGCGAAAAGACGTTCCTCTCAAGATTGATCTAGCAATCAATGGTATTGGAACACCTCTTGAATACTTTTTCGTTTTATGGCTTGAATATCCGGCAAAACCAACTTTGACATTGATATCATCGCCCTTGCTCTCCATGTCTGATATTCCAAGACCTTTCTCAAGAGCTTTTTTCTCGTAGTCCATAGGCCCTTGACTTGCATGATTGGATGTCTGCAACGATTGTATTTCACTGCGAATCCCATCTACAACCACTCCAGCACCTTCATACAATGACATCTTCATGATTGGAACTACATCATCTTTTTCAAGTTTCTGCAGTTTATCAAGATATTCATCAAAATCATTAAATTCAATTTTGGCCATCAATACTCCCAGTCGAATGAATAATGAATGTAACTCGAATTTGTTTCGTATTCAATATTAATTATATTGAATGGAACTCCGTTGGTGTTAAACAAATCAATAACGTCATCCACTAAATCATCGAACTCAACTTTCGTATAAATATCCAACGAACCTTTTAACATGATTTCATCATGCTGATTGTCCAAAAATAAAGAATCAGATTCTCCTTCTTCTTGCCAAACTATATATCTATCGCCTTTATCTCCTGTTGCATCATAATGGTAAATTTCATTAGTACTTGTATACCGCAGTAATTCTGCAAACTCTTTAAGCTTCGAATTCAAACTTTTCATTTAAATGCATCAATGTAAGCTTAGTAATTTGTATACCATTATCATCAAATGTATGTTGAATCTGTGAAATCTGATACTGTGTACCATCTTCCAAAACAACAATATCGTTATATGTAATCGAACGGTCTCTGTAAATAGATACAGATTCATCCAGTCTATCCTGTGCTTTTTTAGCTTCATAAAACTTTGTAACACCAATTACTTCATAAGAAAAATAATAAGAAGATTTAAGGCGTAACTTAGATACAGGCATAAAGCCTTTATCCTGCACTAATACACGCTCATAAATCTTCAGAATTCCATCATCAAATGTCATTATTTTCCTTTTTGTGACCACAGGATATTGTTCAATTCATATCTAAGAGATCTAGGCATTGCTAGTGGGCTATCTTTATCAGCTCTTTTTCTGAATAAGAATGCTGCGTAGTCAATCTTCGCCATATAATAATCAAAGGAATCATCATCGACGATTCCTTCTCTTGTCATAAGTGAAGTAGCTTGTTTAAGCAACACTTTTAAATATTCATCGTTGGCATTTGTTTGAGGCATTTGGAGATTCTGCTTTAGGACAGTTAGTTCAGTATCTTCTCCAAAATCCATTATTTATTACCCTTTTGTAACTTTTACAGTATAAATAAGTTTTGACATACCGTTCTTAACAGTAACAACTAAGTTCTTAGAACCTTCTAATGTTAATTCCTGGCCATTATTGTATTTCTTTCCGCCGTACATAATAGTCACTGATGCTCCTTCTTGAGCAGGAACTGCATTTACAACGGCATTTGATGCAGTTGCGCTTACTTCATATTCGTAAGTGTTAGAATTAAAGGCTAATGTTTCTGAACCAAGAGTCAATGATGTTAAAGTTGCATCATTCGCATCATCTGCACGGAATGTTGCTGATGTTACTGGTGCTTTACCATCGATTGTCATTACACCGAATCCCTCATCAATTGCAGGTTTTCCGTCGTAGCGAGCTACACCACGGAATACTGTCTGATTATCTAAGAATTTAACGTGTTCTGACTGATCAATCTTAGCTCCGGCACGTTCACCTAATGTGTATAAATCAAAGTGTCCGAAGATGATATTATTGTCAGCAATAAAGTTAAGCTCAACAATTTCACCACCAACAATAGGCATTGTATTCTGCATTCCCGCAACAATAGCACCATTCATATCTGCATCCAATGATTCTGCCATCAATAATTTATGCGTCTTTTCGTTCATTACCCATGTTAATCCTGCAGAAGAATAATCATTGATTACACATGTTGATTTTTTGATAATATCTTTAAACAATTCTTTTCCGGTAAGGTTAGCACTGCCCTTTAAAATATTTGTAACATGCAAATCTTTCCATGCTCTAGCTGTTGAAGGATAATCGTTTGGACGTACTTCTTGCGCTAATCGAGTAACAATACCTAATGGCATTTTAACTCCGTGTCCAAATAAGACACCTTTATCCAATGCTTTACCGATTGCTTTACCAATCGCATTAATGATTTCTGTAGCTAAATCTTCATCGCTGTCTTCCAATACTGCATTGCATACTGCGAAGAATCCGGCTACTGCGTATCCGTCCATCTCAATGTTGTTGAATTTTAAATCCATTTCATTCAATGATCCGCACATTTCAGTCCAAATACCTTCTGGGATGTCTCCCATGATATTTTGACGAGATGTTCCACTTACACTCTGTAAATTAACTTTTGAAATCAATTTAGAATTCTCTTCTACTGTTTGACGAATCAAAGGTAACATAACTTGTGGAATTGTTAGTCCAACATTTTCAATTGCACGATGCTCTTTAATACATGTTCTTACGTTGGATAAGAATTTTTCTACATTCTCATCTTTGAAGAAACGATCACGTTCTTCGATTGGCATATTGAAGAATTTATTTCTTACAGTCATTTTCTGTTGTCCTCCTCTATTTTCTTCTTGCTTAGGGTCATCTGTTGGCTGCTGAGACTCTGCTTCTTCAATTTCTTTTTCGATATCAGCGATTGTCTCTTCCAGCTCTTTCTTTTCATCTTCGTATTCTTGTTTTTCTTCTTCTAATTTTGCGACTTCTTCTTCAACAGCTTGTTGTTCTTCTTCTGTTGAATCATCACGTAATTCAGAAATAGCAACTTCTAGTTCTTTTGTACGTTTTTCAAAGTCAGATTCTTTTTTTCTTAATTTCTCAAGATTCTTTTTCTGCGTATCTAATTTTTTACGCAGCATTAAAACTTTTAACATGCTCATTCTCCCTTCAATTTCTTCAGCATTTCTTTTTTTCTTTGCTCTAATTTTCTAGAACGAATTGTGTTAAATTCCTTTTTACGCGCGGATACCTGTGTATCTTCGTATGCAGGAAAAGTAACTACAGATACTTCATACAGATTCACGGATTTAATCGTCCAATGAACTTCGTTTCCATTTTCTGAATATTCTTCTGAAGTAATCTCAAAGCCAAAACTACATTGATCCACATCACCACGTTGCACACGAGCATATAGATTCATCGCATCCTGATCTGATTCATTGATTTCAACTTCGCCCCATAGACCTTTGTCATCAACTTTTAAAGTCAATGTTCCTGATTTGGTGCGTCCTAAAACCAAACGTGTATCATGGTCAATCAAACAACGGATATCATTATCCAGTGCTCCATCAAAAGCATGTGGATCTACACTTTCAGTAGCTCCATCCCATAACTGATAATTGGAATTGAATACTGCGAAGTATCCACTGATATACTTTTTCCCATCCGCATCTCTAGTTTTGAATTTAGATAAAGAACTTCTCATCTGATATTTTTTATCCATTATTCTCACCACCTTTTTCCAATTTTTTCTGGTCTCCTATCATTCCTTGTGGAATATAATTTTCAAGTATGATCAATTCATCTAATCCATCCATCGGAGAATATCCTAGTGAATCTCTAACTTCATTGCCTGTCACGATTCCTCGTGTATACAAATCACATCCCACCGTCGAGAGAGTTTGTATGTCGTAGGCATAAAGCGACCTATAATTGAACCTAAAATACCATTCAGGCTTGATAAGTAAACTTCGTGTAAGTGCCTGTTGGATGCACTCACAAATTCCTTTAATTCTTGTATTGATCCAGTTGTTCCATTCCTCTTTGTTAAATTCTCCGGCACCTAGTACGAACGCTGGAACATCTAAAATGGAAGCTACTGTCTTCTTGTCCATTTCTACAGAATCTTTGATGGCCAAATCATTCAGTGATAATGGCTTCACTGTAACTACATCAAATCCATCTGCAGGAATTAGCCAAGGCTCTCCAGTCTGATTTGATTTAATGTATTTGTCCAATAACTTTTGTCTTCCATCTGAATTAGAAAATTCATCAACCATTCCATCAACCTTGACAATCAATGATGGTTGCCATTTCGATTCCATGAATCCTTTCTTTGTGGCACTTGCTTGATCTAATGTTTCGGCCACACTTCGCAAAGATTTACGGTACCCCACACCTTTCCACGGATAGTTTGGATCCGGATTAATCACGATATGAATTAAATCTTCCGGAAAATATTCCTTTCCGTTATAAAGAATCGAATACCCAAAATCACCATTTGGAACGAATGAAACACTTCCAGGATTCAATGGATAAATACCTTCAATCAATCCGGATACGGTTCTTGGATACAGAACACAGTTACCGTCGCCTTCCAATAACAACGAACGAACAATGGAAGACATCCATGTCATTCTTGTCATGTATTTGTTTGGATGAATATCCACTAAATTTGATAGTGCATTACTAATCCTTTGATCACCATTCTTAGAATTCTCCATCAAGTGGATTGTCATACTTCCAATTAGATTGGCAATCTTATTAACTGCGCTAATAATTTCAGGATTCTGTGATAATGGTGTATAACCGGCTGACAATAAAGATTCCCAATTTACTGGCATTACAGCTGCATAATTCGACCTTTTCTGTGGATCCGGTCTAATGTTTTTCTTCTTGTTTCTCCTTGACAAAATAAGCCTCCTAATCTAAGAACATCGAAGCAGACGAATTCTTTTCTTCTGCAATCAACAATTGCTTACAAGCAATAACCGAACAATCAAATAAATCTATACGTTGGTTTGGCATTACTTTTTGGAATCGAACAAAATCATCGCTATCTTCTGTAGCTTTGACATTTCCAACACAATACTCATACGCAAGATTATGCACGTAATAAAATTCTTGAAGGTTGAACTTCTTCTCGATTTCACGAAAAGCTTCCGTTTTCTCAACATAAAGCTGTTTCTGATCGCGAATTTTAAAACCGGCTTTTTTCATTTTTAAAATGAATTCACGCGAATACCTTCTGTCGTATCCAATCCATCGGATTCTAAAGCCTCTGTCTCGAACTTTTATGAACCATTGAATTACATCTTCATATTCAATGACGTTCGAGTTACAACATGTTAGCCATCCTTCTTCTTCCCACCAGAATACCGGGATGTTATCTTCATCCGATTTCTGATATGCCGTACTCCGTGGAATAAACGCATGGCTAATGCAAATATCCACTCCTTTATATCGGCCATAAATACAAACTCCGGTTAAATCGTGCAGTTTGGATAAGTCCGCACCGCCATACCACTTGATAGGAAGTTTGGCCAACTCATCAATTGTCCAATTATACTTGGCATCGGATGTCTTCACGACATTCATATCAAAATATGTATCAATTTGATTTGTAAAAACATTCAATGATTTTGCAAAAAAGTCTTTTCTTTGTTGAGGGTCGTTCTGTGCCTGGATTGCATCGTTCATTAAGTCTTCAGCACGAACCGATTGACCAATACCAGGATTGGCCATTGCCTGAACATCTGGATTCATGTAATCCAAAAACTTTGCGCCTTCCTCATTTTCCGTTAGATCGGCTTCGCAAATAAAAACGAAGTATTGCTCATCGTCTACTTCGCCATCTAGAATCTTTTTACAATACCGCACTCTTTGCGCTAGAAAACTGTTTGGATCATCTCCTGCAGTTGAAATACCAATCATTAATTTATTCGCGTAGGCCTTCATGGCTTCTTTGAACAAATTGTATTGTTTCGGTTTTTTAAATGCATGGACCTCATCTGCAATCGCAAAGTTACAGTTAAATGAATCTTGTGCATCTGGATTTGTGGCCAACGCATTTAATTCGAACATTCCATCAGACATTTCAGCTTTTATAGAATGTTCGTTGTTGTTGTCGATAATATGAAACAAACCGCCATCCTCATCCGATTCTCCCATGTTTCTTACGTTGTATTTCAGAAAATTGAATGTTTCCAATGTTTGTTTTAAGGCTGCGGCCACAACATAAATCTTGGATCCGGACTTTCGATAAAGTAATCCAACCGCATACGCTAATGCTGCAGAAAATGATGTTTTAACATTTTTTCTAGGAATAAATATTAAAGCCTCATGATATTTCTTTATCTTTGTTCCTTTTCGATAGATTCCAAACAGGTTGTAGATAATAAATTTATGAAAAGGCATCAAAATAAAAGGAGTACCTCGTAAAGGTTCTCCGTCTTGTGTTTCGCCTTGCATGTGGCAAATGGTTTTTTGAATGATTGAAATAATAAAGTCTGCATCCTTTGGATTGAATTCATATCTTTCATCTTCTAAATCTCTATAAAATCTATCAATTGCTTTTATACGATAAATATTGGCTTTGATTTTTCCACTCTTACAATCGTCGCAATATTCCTGTACTTCTGAAAAATACTTTCCATTATACACTACTTAACACCTGCGCCAATCTACTTTGTTTTGCGGATTCAAGTCCGTTTGATTTAATCGCTTTTAATCCTTTTGGAGTTAATCCTAAAGTTGTTTCGATTGTAAGAAGATTCTTTTGAAGAGCTTCGATGGCCAAATATTCTGCAGTCTTACGAATATTCTCATTTCCGGATTTATTTTTAAAAGTCTCTGTCACTTTGCACCCCTCTTCGAACCACTTTTGATACAACAAATCGTACTGAAATCGCATCTCTGCATACCTGCGAATCGTTACATCGAACTCTTTCTTGTAAGTTCCGATTTCTTGCATATATAAAACTGTTTCTTTAAAAATTCGATTCGTTTTTCTGCTGACAGTTGCTCTGTTCATTTTGGCCATCACCCCCTTTTTTCAAAAATTGCTCAGAGTTGGAAAGATGGATACTCCCCCAGGGAACCAATTTTCATGTCAAAAAAATTTAGGTGGGGGGATCTCTTTCAGAGCAATCTTTTTGAGGCTATCTCATCCAAATCCACACCCAACTCTTTGGCCACATCACGTTTATCATAAGCTCCAATCAAATAGAGCAGATAGATTCGTATCAGCCTACATAGTTCATCATTAGATTGCATAATCTTTTTTCTTCTTTCTCCAATCAACTCCTGGAATCGTATGTCTTTTCAATTCTTCACCAAGCTCAGTCAATGCACCAGTACTTCTATTCTCCAACTTATTGTGCTCGCCTACGCTCACACTAATTAGATTCCAATCGCAGAACCGATATTCCGGATATTCATCTGCTGGATAGATATGATGCACAACTTCTGCTTCTACTCTTCTGCCATATCGCTTTGAGATCTGGCAAAGATATCCATCTTTTCTAAGAATTGATTCTCTTTTCTTTTTCCATCTCTTAGTCTTATAATCCATGCTTTTTACCTCGTGAAGACAGTCTAGCAAGGAAACTGTCTACACCAAATAAAAAAAGCACATGTGCGTGCTTTCATGTGTAAAATATTCAACGCTTGGCTTGTCGAATTTTTTACGCTACTAATATACCACATTAAAATGGTGGCCAATGGCTACTCTTTTAATTTTTTGGTTCAGGAATGATTACAATTTTAATATTTTTATCTACATTCATGTATATTTCAACATTCTCGTTATTTCTGCTTTTAGCCACAGCTTCATCAAACGAGAGCTTTTCTAGTCCTGGATAAGCATAGATAGAAAATTCATAATCCTTACTGTTTTGGTCTTCCCACCCCATGCATCCGTATGCTAATAACTTTTCATTTCTTAAGTTATATACATATACAAACAAAACCTCATTTCTATCAAACAAAATTGTTTTCACAGATTCATGTCTGTACATTCCTTTGTTTGAATCATGCATTCGTAAAGGATTTGTTAAAATCAGAATCAGGTACAACCCAACAAAGGCACATGCAATCGCTAAGATTGCTTTTAATAATTGCTCCATCATAATATGCTTTTTATCATCGCATGAACATGTTTCTTTAATCCACTACGACTGAATCCATATTTGTCTGCCACTTCATATTGTGACATTCTAAAAAAATACAAATCACACATAATGCATCTATCCTTGCTGGATAACAATTCAAAGGCTTTACATTCGTTGATTCTCTTTTGATAATAAGCAATTTCACGCTCACGCTCTTCAATCGTTTCTAACAATGCAAGCTTAGATGTAAATGTTCTTTGATATGTCGGCATTGGCAAACTGGATTTCATTTGTTCTTTAGACAGTTCTTCAACTGAATGTGATAAACCTAACATTTTATGATTCAACTCTTCCAACTCTTCATTCAATTCAATAATTCTATGACAACAATAGTCCAATGATTTAAAATCACCAATAAATTGTGCAACTGTTTTTGAAACCTCAATCATGCGAAACCTTTTCAATACCCGAGCAACGTGTCCATTGTGTTCCAGACGAATATTTACTTTCTACACGCTTTCTCAAATTGAAGACTGTTTGATTTAAACCACAGTTTTCTCTTTCCAATTTTGAATATTCTTGTCTGATATATTCAAGCTGTTTTAATCCTGCTTCACGCATTCCACCATTTTCAACATCATATGTCATGATCTTAATTAATTCAGTTAAACAATCAAATGCATTCTCTGCCGTTTGATTGTGTAATACAACTTTTTCCATTCTTTTCCCCTTAATACAACGAAAACAAAAAACAAACAAATTTAACAATACTTGAGATAATCCACACAGTTCCGCCTACAATGGCCGTAAACATCCATATGTATAAAACCCCAAACAGAATAATAAATACTAATCTCCAATTAATCTTCATATGCTGCACTCATCGCTTTTTTTAACTCCATGTATTTACACATATACCAATCAGATTTTTCCATGTCCTCTTTCCCATTTTTATTCAATGCTCTATATCTGTATTTCCAAACATTGCACAAGCAAAAATTTGCGACTACTGACATACCAAATACTGCAACCATTTCATCGATGCATTCATATGATCCACTCTCATAATGTTCTGGATGATTGACTGTGTCTTTTTCTTTTACCATTGCGGATAGCCTCCTTCGCTATATGACATTTCTCTTTCCTGATTAACATTATTGTTTTGCGTTTCTTCTTTCTTATCTAAGAACTGCAAACTTTCAACCATCACATCGCATGTATAAATTGTTTCACCATTGTTATTTGTGAATTTTCCTGTCTGCAATCTTCCATCAACTCCAATCAAAGAGCCTTTCTTCAGATACTGGTACATCAAGTCTGCTGTTTTGTTCCAGGCAACACAACTAATAAAATCTGCATCCGGTTGTCCTTGTGCTTTCACTTTTCTACTAACGGCCAAAGTAAACTTACAGATGCTTGCTCCATTTGGTGTTTTTCTAATCTCAGGATTCTTGGTCAATCTTCCTACTAAAATAACTCTGTTTATCACTCTTTCTCCTCCTTTTTTCTTTGTCAAATAACCTTAAATTATTTTCCAAAATCAATTCTGCACTGAGAGCCCTAGTTTAAAGGCTCTCTGTACATTTTTTTGAACTAAAAACTTTTTGTGTTTTTTAATGCTTATTTTGTCCATAATACAATCCATTTTCTATTAGCCAACTTGGTGAAGAAAACACTGATTCAACATCTGTAAACCTTCGATTTAATTCACGCATCGATTCTTTAAGTGATATTGATGACTCAGGTCCTAGAGTGCCAAGTGCCACAAATTTTATCTGATCTTCATCTAGACAAAATATAGCTCCATCATCGAACTGGACATCGTAAAGTGTAGGCTTCACGTAATTACCCTTGCTGATGACGCACGTATGGATTACTTTACCAATCTGACCAATATATTCTTTTTTAGCTTTCCTGTACTGCTTACCAATTTATGCTCATATTCGTCAGTTAAGCTTAATAGTTTTACTTTGGCTTCCATTCATTGACACCATGCATCATTCCGTTTAACATTTCGACAGCTCTGTTATCACAAATGCATTCATTAACTATTTTCTTATAGGCATCAAAATACCATTCGTCTTTGTCTCCGTTGTATGTCAGTTCATAATACATACCATCAGGAAGATTGGTGCTAATAAGATACTTCCGGTTCTGCAATGCTTTGCATTTCCAAACAACATAAACTTCTAATTCAGACACATACTTTTCATAGTCTTTATCAGACTTATCTAAGCTGTTAATCGCATATTGTTTAGCAATACTGATTGCGATCATATCCTCATAACTTGTCACTAAATTTCCTTGAAATAATTCATCTGAAACTACATTACTAATCATTTTCTTTCTCCCTTAGCTTTTTAACAAATTCATCAACTTCTTTTTTTGCTTGCACCATTTTTTTCAACTTTCTCAAACTTGCATCCTGCTTTTTTCTCAGTTTCTTTTCGATTTCTTCTATTTCTTTTTTTGAATCATCCTCAAATATTTGATTCCATACCTTGTTGATCTTTTCTTCATACTCTTCTTTTGATACGTACTTGATTGGCTTTCCGTTAAATACTCTTGGATGTAGAGTGAATCCGTATTTCTGTTTCATTTCTTCTAATTCTTCTTTTGTCATTTTTTCTCCTAAACCCTCACGTAAATCGTCAGTATCTATAAATCAAAAACAATCATTTTTGAGACTTCTTATTTTTTATTGATTATCAAAATGCTAGTCTGACTTTTTCCACTAAGATGTATTCGATCATATTGCCAATTTGAGTTGCGAATTTAACTTCGTATCCTGCCTCAAGCGCTTTACTAAGAGCTTTATAGTTGTCAGGATATGTTCTTACTACAATTTGCATTTTTATTCTCCTAATTTACTTATTGCTAAATATTCAACATCTTGTTGGCCTTCAAACCAATCATCTAGCCAACAAATTCTTCCATCACATTCGCATCCCCATGATGCAGCTTCTACGGAATATTGCCATTCTTGTTTGAATACGCCAGTGTTATATCTATATCTTAGATAAACAAGGAAGGCTGAATCCGAACTTTCTGTTATGTAGTCATTCAATTCATCTTCTGTTATTCCTTTTTTTAACGGAACAAATCTAATTGCAGGAGCTTTGATTTCAACTAGCTTTTCTTCTTCCGTGAATCTATCCACCAGTTCATTCAACGTATCCAATTGCTTTTTATAATTTTCATTTGCGATTAATGCTTCTCTTTGTTTGTCATCTCCTGGATGTATAAAATCAAACAAATAAAACGAATTCAAATTATGCAATGCATATTGATATTTATTCATGATTCACACCTAAAGATTCTCTCAAGAAGCATAAATGCTTCTCTGATCAGCTCAACAATAAAGAAAATCGGCCACAAAACAAGAACCAATACCGAAAATTTTTCAACATCAATAAAAGGTTTACCCATGGAAAATATTGAGAAGACTAACAAACCCAAAATAGAATATAAACAACTTAAATTAATTATTAATTTCAACATTTATTTTCCTCCAATTTATGTAGTGCATATTGTTATTTATTCAAGATCCTCATCAGTAGATTTAAACTTATGAATCCAACTTTGCAAATATTCGATTTGTTCTTGTGTAAGATCAACAATTCTTTCTTCAACTTCAGCTTTAGCCTCTTCAATTGTTTCCGCATTCAAAGAATCAAAATCACTTTCATATACATTTTCAAGCGCATAAAACGCATAGAACGTACCATCGTCTTCGTCTGGAAGTATAGTTACGATAATTTCATCTTCATAAAATCTTCTAAAATGAAGTTTATAATTCTTTTCTTTTTCATCATATTCCCAATACTTATCTTCATCGCTGTATAAATACTCATCTCTTTTGAACATTCCTTTGCCTCCTATTTATATTTCATGCTTTCCAACATGTTCTTCTTAGCTTTGTTTGTCGTTCTAGTATACAAAGATGTTGTCTGGATTGAATTGTGGCCAAGAATGTCCATCAGGTCCGTAACCTGTCCACCAGCATCCAAATAGTTAATCGCGAACATATGTCTGAACGCATGAGGATGGATTTTATCTAGGCTTATACCTCTACACTTTCCTGCAATCTTCTTCAACTGGTAGTAAATCTGCTTATAGGTTAAAAAAAAGATTTTTCCTGACTTTATCTTTTCCGTTCTACAATACTTCAATATTTCACGCTTTAAGTCATTTCTTAGAATCACATCACGAATCTTACCTTTGTTTTTGACTGTAATGTAATTTGCCTTTACGTTCTCAACCGTGAAATAACTTAGCTCGCTCACACGTATGCCTGTGTATGCGAATATCTTCATGATCAGATAAATATCCATTCGATTACATTGTTTGGCCATTCTACACATTCGCTTAAAATCAGATGGTTCAATCACATCATCCAATGATGCAGCTTGTTGAATCTTGATGTTCTTCAGAGTCATTTTTGAATGATGAGTACGCAATAATTCGTCTGGATCCAAATTCTTTTCAACCAATTCGCAATACTTTATAAACCTATTTGCGATAGTGATATAGTTCTTTACTGTGGCCGGAGCATACTCTTCTTCTAAATTCTTTTTAAAGTCGATAATATCAAGCTTGCAGATATCATCGACCTCAAAAGAATTCACAAACAGTTCAACAACCTGTCGATAATGAACCAATGAATTTTTAGATTTTTCATTTTCCATTTCGAACGCGATGAACTCATCAACTTTGCTAACTAGAAACTCTTTATTCATGGCTTAGCCTTGAAGAAATATCCGGGTAGTTCTTGAAGACTCATCGTCTACAATCTCAACAATTTGTCTTTTGCCAAAGTAATTCTTGGCTTTGCTTAAACATGGAAATCTATGAATTCCATTCACTGAAAACATAATTTCCTGATAGTCTTTCACAACACTGATTTCCACGGGTCTAAATGTTGTATTCTTTAAATCTCTTAAAATCACGATATCAACTCCTTATTTATCTTAAATTTATCCGCCCATTCCCTGACAAAGCTAAATGCATCGTCTGGAGGAACTGCATTATGATTTGCTCTAAATTGTCGAATAACCTTATGCTTAAGTTCCAACGTATACAAAGGAACATCCGGTTTATCGCTTAAACGAACAAACATGATTTCCGTATGTCCTTTTGATACATCTGTCGCATACGTTCTTACGCAATGATTCAATACTTCAGATTCCTTCTTCAATTCAGCATTCGTTTTAACAGGGCGAATCAAATACTTTCCATTTGAATAACTCAACTCAACATGTTTTTCGTAATTCTCAAAAATCCCCTGTTCAAACCTGGCATCTTCTGTAGCACGCATAGCTTTATAGGCTGCACTATGTGCTTCTACTAAATTCAATGGTGTTAGAACTTTATAAGACTTCATGTCCGCTCCAATCGTTTCCGCGAACTTCAAATAATCTTCATAAATATTTATGTTCCAATCATCTATCTTCGATGCGTACTCCAATACTCGTGGACACATATACTTACGTATATGCTTGAAATTCAAATGTCTAATTTTCAATAATTCTTTTTCATTTGCCCATGAATATTTCCTGCATAACATCAAATGTGTGTAATCCATCTGTGGAAGAAGCGGAACAAACTTACGATCAACTTTAAATATCTTATCCAGGCTCTTTTGACTTAGATCAAGAACGCGAAGACAAGAAACAAACTGACTTAAGTCTGCCTTCACTAAATATTCGATTTTAGGTTCTTTTCGATATGCGCATACATAATCAAAGAAATCCAATCCTGATTGATTCAATTCAGACTGATACTGGCAATACGGAATGTTCAATAACATGATCCAGTCTTCAACTGAATACATCCTCAACGGATAAAAATTCAATTTACTGTCACTGATCCAAAACTTCAAAGGATAATCGAAATCAACTCTTTTGCCAAACATTCCGCAATACAGATTGCCAACCAGAAACTTCTTTTCGCCTTCTATGTATCGTGCCACTTCCTGGATTTTCAGTTCTACTGTATGATTCGGATTCTTGAACAATTGAAATCCAAATATTCGTTTTAATAGCTTTCCGTAATACATTTCTAGCGTTTCAACAAAATAAGTTCGGCTACATGCCTCTTTTGCAAGCCATAAATCCATTTTTGAAAAAATAAACTCTTCAATGCCTTTTGGCCATGTGAGCTTCCTTGTCTGTAATCTCTCTAAAATAGACTTTCCTGTGTCCATTCTGATTCTTCTTTCTTAGGCTTTTTCTTTTGATCAACACTCTTTTTAACAATTGCCTTTGCAGATTCAAGATTCAAACGTGAAGGCTGTTCTTCATCACCACCAATGTCTTCTTCATCGTAGTAATGAATGGCCAAGCCAAACACTTCTTCATCACTGATAATTGCACAATTTTTAACTGCCTTCTTTTTAGCTTCAGAAACAATGTAGTTCCACATTCCGTCAATAGACTTCTTAGGATTATCCAACTTCGAAACCATGTCATTACGTGACATCAAATATTCACAGATTATTTTCAATCCTTGATTCTGCTTGATTGTCTTATATTCCTCTTCAAACTTAGACATACAAACCTCCTAGTATGTCTTTACAGGCACAAGCACACTCATCAACTTTAAAACGTCACACGAACCACGAACAATCAATGGCTTTCCAATTCCTGGAGTCGTAATCTGTACTTTTTCAGAATTAATGACATCAAGTGCATCTCTTAAATACTTTCCGTTTAAATTGAATTCGATTGGATCCGACATCAATTCAACTGTTTCAAGCTCTTCATATGTTTCTCCAATCATCTCAGATTTTGAATCAACATGAGATTCTTCTGTACCAAACGACAAATGCACAATTTGTTTTCCATCAGATTTCACAAAATCACAACGTTTGATTGCTTCTAATAATTCATCCTTATCCATTTCGACACAATACGAACAAGATTTTGGAATGATTCTAGAAACATCTGGGTATGTTCCGCTTAAAAGCTGTGACTGATACATTCTATTGTCGGTTTTAAATTGAATTTTGTTTTCATCGTAGAAAACAGAAACCTCATCATTGAATGTTTTCAAAAATTCCACACAAGCCTGTCTAGGGATTGTAATACTGGTATCCTTGCAATCCATATCAATAAATGCATATCGGTTCATTCGGTATGAATCAGAACCGACGATTGTAACCTGGCCATCGTCCACACTTAAATGAATACCTGTAAGTATTGGGCGCGATACTGCAACCGGTCCTCCACTGGCTATACAGACTAATGCTTTTTCGAATGCTTCACGCAACGTTTCAATTGGACAATACAATTTATTTGTAGGTGTGTTTAAATCTACTTCTGGATACCATTCAACACCTGTACACGTTAATTTAAACTTGGCTTTTCCACACTTGATATGCATTAAATTATCCGTGCAATCCACTTCTACTGTTTGGCCGGATACTTTTCGGATGATCTCGCTAAAGTATTTGGCATCCACTAAACACTGGCCACTTTCTTCAACACCTGTTTCCATTTCCAATGTCTGCTGCATTGAAGCAGTTCCATTGGATCCAGTAATCACAATTGACTTTTCTTCTACACAAATCTTTAAATTTGCTAATGCAGGTAAAGGTGATAGCTTATCAATTACCTTTGACACATTGTTCACTGCATTTAGCAATGTCTTTGTTTCTATATTGAATTTCATTTTCCTTTTTCCTTTCCTGATACGATTTCACATAGTCCCATTTCTTTTAATTCATCAGAACTATATGCTTTACTAAATACCTTTTCAGGTTTAACCAGAATCCAATCCTTAGCCATGAGATCGTCTGTCATTGGATTCCAAAATCTTAAATATTCATTCCGTTCTGGAAGATAAACTGCAATTTTGTAAATTGTTATGTTTGTTGGATAAAGATAACAACCGATTCTATGTTCATAGCTGCCTTTTCTTACAAACCCCATTTTCCTCTTTTTAGCTAGTTTAATTGCTTTAACAATATTCATTCACGACACCTCACTCATTCAGATATTCATCAAACTTATTTCCAAACAAAATACTAGGCTTCAAATAAGATTTCATGACTGGATCAGACTTCCACGAATCACATTTCTTTTCAATAACACATTTGAAATCCGCCAAGCTATATCCAGCGTTCAATTTATCCTGAATCAACTTTCTAGTTAATTTAGCATCAGGAGAAAATTCTTTCTCCGTTTCAATATTCAGGATTTCAACAATGGTTCTAATAATTTGATTCATTTCTAGTTCTTCGTCAGAAGAACAATATAAATTATTATTATTCTTATCATTCTTTATATTCTTTACATTATTGTTTGTTGCCCTTTGTTTGCCCTTCGTTTGCCCTTCGTTTGTCTTTTGCATGTCTTTTGTTTGCCCTCCGTTTGCCTTTTGTTTGCCCTCAACACTTGTTGGACCTTGAAAATCTGCGTATTTTAAAACGATTATCAATGTATTTTGGTTTGCCCCAATCTTCTCAATTTCTCCTGTTTTTGATAAATTAGACAATGCTCTTCGAATCTGTTTTACAGTCAAATTCGTTTCAGTTGATAAACTTGCCAAACTAGTGATGCACGAGCCTCTTTCTATTTTCTTTCCTTGCCAATTGCGATCAGCATGATTCACTTTCAAAAGTAAGTGAATAAACAATCTACACGTTGGGATATCGTCATACCATTCCCAATCCACAATTTGGCGGAACAATTTTATATATCCCTGTTCCATAGGCATTACTCCTGAGCTATTGGATAGCCATTAAAGTCCTTGATAGTAACGAGTTTTGCACTCAAGCTCTTTCTTTTAACTTTTAATAAATTAGCCAATTTATTAGAGCTTAGAGTTTTAATTATTTCTGAATAGTCTTTACTGACTAAATAATATGTTTCCTCTCTGGTGCTCATATCCTTTTCTCCTTGCTAGTTCTATCTCGAATCCTGCAACCTAGATACCACAATCCGCGTAAACATTGTTTTAAAGGAGAATAAGTTACAGAAACAATCCATTAACTTTTTTTTACGTGCTAGAGCAAAAAATACATTATGTAGAAAGCGAGTGCGGATCACGTCAATTTGTGGTGATACCCAGGTTGCAGAACCCGAGAAAATAATTTATAATTTGTTTGTTAGTTTTTATATGGCCACTTTCCTAATAAGTGGTCTTTTTTATGCTCTGCATGACTTACGCAGCTTGATCAGGTTGTCCAAATAAGGCTGCAAGCCAAGAACATTAATTACCTTGATTGTTGGCCATCCAAAGCAATTGGATTCAACGCCCAACCTGTTCAACTCGGTCTTCACAGTCGCACTGCTACAGCCAATGATTTCTGACAAATCTTTTTGCGTGATGTATGCATACTTTGTCAACTTTTGGATCTTACCTTCAATTTCTTCGTCATATTCCTGACGAGATACAACTTTAATACCTCTCATAACAATCTCCTTTCTAGATTCCAATAGACTGGATAGTTCTACAAACGAATGCAGTACCAATCACACATCCGATTACTAATACAACACTCACAAACAACATCCAGTTTGCGAAACATTGCTTTCTGCGCACTGCCTTCTCTCTTTTATCTAGATCAGCATAACGATGCATCATCTTTGTGTACTCTGTAGCATGTCCATTATTTGCGAACGGAGACAATTCAAGTTCTTTTTGTTTAGTTTTAGTTTTTGTGGTAGCCATACTTTTTATCCTTTCTGTGGTATGATTAGTAAAAAAGGAGTACTAATCATGCAATTACTTACTAATGAGCAATTAAAACAATTGGAATGTTTAAACGACCATAGCATTGAAGCTTATAATTTACCCAATGAAACACTTGCCTGCATTAAATATCTAATTACCAAAAAATATGTTAAACACATTGCTTCACAAGATGGACCAGGAATCTATTCGATAACTGAAGCTGGCAAGAGTTATTTGACCAATCATGGATTCGAAATAAAGAAAATTAAATCTTTAGAAGAACTACATGATATAGTCGAGTCTTTGCAGCATGATAACGAAATCATGGAAAAACATCTTGAAGAAGTTCGTGAAACGAATAAAACTTTGGAATCTAGAAACAATACCCTTCAAAAGCAGGTTGAAGAAATCAAAAAAATGAACAAGATCTTAAAAGAAAGTTCTGATTCTTCAAGCAAATATTCCAAAAGAGCCATATTTATTTCAATTATTAGTGCAATAATAACAATATTCCAATTATGTATCCAGCTAACATCACGGTAACCGATAGAGATAGCGCCTTCACTGCATTATTCAAGTTTCGAATAGTGGTCATGATAAGCTCCTCATTTTCAATAATGCCTTGAATACTTTGTTCAAGGTATTTTATGTCTTCTTTAAGATTCTCTACATCTTTTTTTATTTTTTCATTCTGATCCATAATTTCTCCTTTCTGTGGTAGTAATTTTTAAATCTAAGAAGGTTAAATAAGGCCTTCTTTTTTTAACGCCAAATAAACCGCCTTACTTCTACAAACTTCAATCACACGTTTTAAATACTCAATATCATTGCAATCATTTAATTTCTCTAGGAATGATTCTCTTTCAACTGGATTAAGTGATTCGCAAAAGCTTTTGTTTTCCATAATGTATTCTCCTTTCTGTGGTAGTTATTGGTAGTACTTAATCTGTAGTATTTAAATTATGGTTGCATGTCATTCAACTTTTCATTCAAAAAAATATCGTCTCTTTCAGACTTTGTTAATTTTAACGTTCGACTTAAACCAACTATTTCTGCAGCAGTGAAATCACTAACTCCATTTAAACGATTATACAATGTTTCACGTAAAATACCTGATTTTTTAGCAATTGAGCTAAATGTCATTCCACTGTTATTGATTTTTTCCTTTAAAACTTTAATATCGGCCATTTCAATCATCCTTTCTTGGTTGAATTTAGTTCAACCATCTACAGTATATTCAAATGTTGAATACGTGTCAACCTTTTTAACAAAAATGTTGAATTATTTTACAACTTAGATATAAATATGATATTCTAAATATAGTTAAAGAATAAGCGGAGGCTAGAACATGTTACAAATTTATTCAAATATAAAAACGAGGAGAAAACAATTAGGGTATACACAAACAGAATTAGCAAAAAAATTGGGTTATGCAGATAAAAGTATGATAGCAAAAATAGAAAAAGGGCAAGTAGATTTATCACAATCGAAGATCATGGCTTTCGCAAGAGCATTAGAAACCACCGCCAGTGCACTTATGGGAGATGATGGAATTATTGCTGATAATGAGATACTAGAAATAAAAGTTGCTCCACACGAGCACAAACACCTAGAAATTTATAGATCACTTGACGACAAAGGCCAGCACACAGTGGATACAGTCACACAAATGGAATATGAAAGGGTGAAGGGTGGCAGTACTGCCACGTTGAAGAAATAGGAGGTGTTTGAAATGAAGGATAAAAAATTAAATAGCAATATTCAACATGTATATCTGTACATGGATGATTCTGGAAAAATATCAAAATCAGAGGATTATGCAATATTTGCTGGAATTGTATTTAAAAACAATTCTGAAAAGTCAAAATTTAATAATATGTATCGAAGTATAAAGAATAACATACGATGCAATTATTGCGAACAAAATCAAGAAACATGTGATAAATCATGTCCAGAAATAAAGGCTTTTGGAATTACAACAACACATAGAAGACAGATCATCAATTTAAGTAAGAAATTCACAACATTTGGTGTTATTACATATAACAAAAGTTTATATAGCTATATAATCAACGACAAAGGAGCTAAAGGGCGTTTCAACGAATACGCTCAAAGACGAGTGATAAAAAGCACTGTAAAATTCTTAATTGAAGATGGAAAATTAAATCCAAGCCTTCCCATTTATCTACACGTCAACATCGATCAGATGCCCACTAAGTCAAATGGTTACTACACACTAAAAGATGGCTTAATTGAAGAATTAAAGCATGGAATTTTAAACTATAATTATGCAAAGCAGTTTAAGCCAATTATATACAGTGATCTTTTTATAGAAGTTATATACAGAGATTCTAAACTTAGCCTAGGTATACAAATGGCCGATATATTAGCGAACACAATACGCCATTCATTTGTAATTAATAACAACTGGTTTGACACAAGCGAATATTTAAAACGGAAGTGTCATATTGATGTTCTTTTAAGACTTCCATAAAAAAAATCCCACTCAGAAATGAGTGGGACCTAATCGGGGCGACGTACTTAACATACGCTTAGTATTTTTAACCATCCACCGACTATTGACCTGTCGAGGGGTAAGTACCTCCGGTATTAAAATTATAGATTGCATTTTGTTGATTGTCAACAAAAAACGTGTTCATCTATATTATCAAATCTTTGTGTGAACGTCAAATTTATCTTATAAAATCAATAAAATTCTGGATTTATCATTCAGAAAGAAAGGAATTTATTATGACTAATCATGAAATTGCTATGGAAGCATATTACTATTCAATCAACAATGACTTGATTGGTGGTATTTCTAAGAAAAATGCAGTCAAATGCTTTGAACAGATTATTGCGATGTTGGATTCAGATGAAAGACTTAATCTTCCATTCATTACTGTAAATGGAAAATGCTTTGTAGCAACTAAAAAGCGCCTGATAAAATGTTCTAAAAACATGTTTGGATATAAGTTTAAAGAGTGGAAATGGAGTCAGATCAGGAACGTATTCTACAAAAAAGCATTAACAACTGGTACTTTAATACTGAATACAGTGGATGGAGAAGTTAAAATCTCAATCAATCGAGATGGTGCTGAGTTTGCTGGAGAAATATTGAGAAAACTGAAAAACGAAGCAAAATAAAAAATCCTGGATGCTACCAACATCCAGGACGATTAAGAGTACTACCAATACTCTCACATAAAAAGATGACTACCACATCAAACTTTTTATGTGCTCATTTTAGCATAGAACGGAGGAAATTTAA